CGATTTAGAGGGCTACCACGACCACTTTTACCACGCAGAAGCTACCGAGTACACAATACGTTTACAAGGTATATTAGCCACCGACTTAGAAGAAAGGCTTTTAGAGTTGGGTTTTAAGTGCGAGGAAACAAATACCGACTTTGTTAAGTATTTTAAAAACCACATAAAAATTAACTTAGAAGTACAATAACCATGGAAACATTTGAAAAATCAGACAGCATCGCTAACCTTACCAAAGCCCTAATGCTTTTCAGTATCAAGATAGGTAAGATTAAAAAAGAAAACACCAACCCGTTCTTTCATTCGCTTTACGCAGACTTACCCGCTATACAGGATGCAATAGCCGACCCGCTACAAGAAAGTGGCTTAGTGGTTACGCAGTTGCCTTGTGGCGATGGTTTAATAACTATGCTTGCCCACGCAGAAAGTGGCGAGTATATTATGGCTAACAGCATAATGAAGCCAGTTAAGAACGACCCGCAATCTATGGGTAGTGCAATAACTTACCAACGTAGGTATTCATTAGCCGCCTTGCTTAACCTAAACATAGATAAAGATGATGATGGTAACGCAGCAAGTGTAGCACCACAAGTCCAAGTTAACGAGAAGCCCTGGTTAAATAAGTTTTCAGACAAGAACAAGTCTATACTATCTAAAGAATGGAACGGGGCTATTGTTAAGCTGCAAGATGGTACAACAACCATCGCTAAGATTAAAGACTATTACCGGGTATCAAAAGAGAACGAACAAGAACTACTTAACGTACGATAATGGAGACCGCAGCATTAATAGAATACTTCAACAATGCTGATATTAGTTTTGATGTATGGGCAGAGCAGCGAAGAGGTAAAGTAACTGCAAGCCTGGTACATAAGCTAATGAAAGGCTTTAACAACGAAACCGCTAAGACGTATATTAAGACCTTAGCGGGGGAAAGCATCGGCATCTATGATGATGACAACTACCAAAGCCCGGCAATGATAGCTGGAAGCGTTAATGAGTTTACAGCTATGCAAGAGTATTCTAACCTACCCGATGTAGGGCAAGTTATCTATGGCTCTAAAGTATTTGTGCCGCTTGGTGATAATGCAGGAGTAAGCCCTGACGGAGTTGAACTAAAGGACTTTGAAAAGATTTACTTGGAAGTTAAATGCCCATTCACCCCTAACAAGTATGTAGAGTTGGTTGTTACTGATAACCTAAAGAAAGACCGCCCCGATGTTTACTGGCAATGTGTAATGAATATGCTTGTCTTGGATTGTAGTGCGGCTAAGGTATTGGTTTACCACCCTAAAAAGGGGCTAAGGACTATTGACGTGCCACGAATAGAAGAGGATATATTAGAGTGCCAAGAGGCTATTAATAAGGCAGTAGAGTTGAAGTTAGAGTTAACAGAAAAACTAATTGATGTACTCACTACCAATTAAGCCACTAAGCGTCAATAAAGCGTGGCAAGGAAAACGTTATAAGTCTAAAGACTATTTGAGTTATGAACGGGCGGTGATGTTGATGTTGCCAAAGTTGAAGTTACCAGAGCCGCCTTTCATTCTTACTTTAGAATTTGGTTTTAGCAGCCCATTAGCTGACCTAAGCAACCCGATTAAACTCTTTGAGGATATACTGCAAAAGAAGTACGGGTTTAATGACAAAGAAATATTTAAAATAGTAGCCACCAAAGTACACACTAAAAAAGGTAACGAGTTTATTAACTTTAAAATTGAAAACTATGAAAGAAAAATTTGAATTTATTTATCAAACTGTTAAGTCTAATATGGAGAAATTAGACAAGAAACAAATTAATGTAGAACAAGCTAAGGCAATGGCATCGTTAGCAAAGCAAGCAAACAACGTGCTAACAACTCAATTAGATGCCGGTAAGTTTATGGCTAATATTAAAGATGCTCAAACACACTTAGAAAATGTTGGCTTATAATTATACATTAAAAAATTATGGTGTTCAGCACTATCGTAAAGATTTTCTTAAACGTAAAAATATAAATAGGTATAAGAAATCTAATAAAGGAACTCCTGTTGTTTTAGATAAGCTGTTAAATTCATTTGATAGAAAAATAAAAGGAGTTCCAATATTTAACGATGAAGTTAAAAAAGAATATTTTGAAGGATTACAAAATATATTTAACAATTACTATGAAGATACATTTCAGCCAAGAATAACAAAGAGACAATATTATAGTTCTTACTTAGCTATTATGTATGATATATATGGCGTTAAAAATTATAAAGAAAAATCACTAACGTTAAAAGAATTTATATCAACTGGTGAATTAGCAAAATTTAAAAAAATAATCCGTGATAGAAGATAGTTTGCATTAAAATAATTACTATATTGCACACGCACAATTCAATTACATCGTCAATGACAAAGCAATTATCTATTAACAATAAGCCTCTAACAAGGCGCAATCGGAGGGAGGCGATGCCCGGTGCAACCGATTGTGTCTTAATGTTAGGGGCTATACTTGTTTAGATATGGCAAAGCGACCTTACGTTAAATTTTATGTTGATGATTTCTTTGGCAGTTTTAAAACCCAAAGGATGACTACCGAACAAATAGGTGCTTACTTTCTTATGCTTATGGCATCAAGTCAAGAAGATAATATAGACCTTTTAGATGATGATGAGTTACTGGGTTCTATCACAAGGCTTGGCAAAAAATTTAAAAACAATTCAAAGGTTTTAAAAAGTTGCTTTAAAAGTGATGATGGTAAGATTTACAGCGACAAGCTAAGAAAGGTACTTAAGGAATATGATACTTACGTTGAAAATCAACGCATTAAGTCTTTAAAAGGAGTTGAGGCTCGCAAACCCACGGGTAACCCACGGGTCAATTATTCAGAACCCACGGGTAACCCAACCATAACCATAACCAATAACCATAACCAAGAACCTATTAAAAAAGAAAGTAATAAAGAAAAAGTGGCGGCTTTTACAAAGCCTACTTGGAACGAGGTTGGTAACTTTATTTTTAAACATCTATTAGAAAAAGATATTAACCCTGACAAACTAAAAGTGCAAGCTGAAGCCAATAGCTTTGTTGACTACTACGAAAGTAAAGGTTGGTTGGTTGGTAAAAGCCCGATGCGTAACTGGCAAGCCGCAGCCCGTAGATGGGTTATTAAAAAAGACGTAAAGGCAGAGGTTGTTCAACAACGTAAATTTTTAGGCGAAGATTAATGAAAAGAAAAGATATAAAATACATAGACTTGGCGGAGTTTGATAATAACTTACCACCGGCTGATGTTGAACTGGAGAAAGTGGTTTTGGGTAGCTTACTTATTGAAACAGGCACCATGCAAAAGGCAGAACAGTTTTTATATGCCGATTGCTTTTACCATCCACCGCACGCTGAAATTTACAAAGCTATTGTTTCGCTATACAACAGCCAACAGCCATACGATATTATGACCGTAACCAATAAGCTAAGAGCCGACAAGCAATTATCTTTTATTGGTGGGGTGGTTTACATAGCAACCCTAACAAACAGGGTAGGAGGTACGGGAAACCTTTTAGCGCATTGTGCTATACTGAAACAAAAAGCCCTGCAACGTAAACTTATATCCACCGGGTACGATATGGTTAAGGTTGGCTACGATGATAACAAAGATTGCTTTGATGCTATTGATGAAGCGGAGGCGAGTGTTAAGTCAATATCCGCATCGTTAATTACAAGCCAAAATAACCTAAAGACCTTTAGAGATTTAATGCAGATGGAAGCCGATGCTTACGATGCAATGGCAAGCGGTAAGACCAGGGGGGTAAATGTTAACATCTACAATTTAGACGTATACACCAATGGTTGGCAGAACGGAAACCTGATTGTGATAGCAGCCCGACCTGCAATGGCTAAGTCGGTACTGGCATTAAACAACGCTAAAGAAGCGGCAAAGAATAAAGTGCCTGTTGCTTTCTTTAGTTTAGAGATGAGTAGCGTAGAACTGATGCAGAGGTTGGCAAGCGATGAAGCTGATGTTGATTTTGATTTGGTAAGGCGAGGTAAAACCAACGATGCAGATAGGGCAAAGATTAACACCGCACTTGGTAAAATTGAAAATTTGCCCCTTTACATTGATGATACCGCACAAACTACCGTGTTAGGTATATGGAATAAGGCAACAAAGATTAAAAGCGAATACGGGCTTGGAATGATAGTTGTTGATTATATCCAGTTAATATCAGCACCTGAAATGGGAAACTATGCCGATGCCAATTCAAGGGTAAGCCATATAACCCGAAACCTAAAGCTGATGGCTAAGGAGTTAAACGTTCCTGTAATTGCTTTAAGTCAGTTAAGTAGGGAGGTTGAAAAACGTGGAGGTCAAAAACGCCCGATACTATCCGACCTAAGAGATAGCGGGAGCATAGAACAAGATGCTGATGTAGTAGTGTTCCCGTGGCGACCTGCATACTACGATATAACGCACGATGCTAATGGCAACCTTTACCCCGATGGTTATGCTGAATTGATATTTGCCAAGCATAGGAACGGTAGCCTGGGGGATGTGAGGTTAACCTTTACCGGCAATCGCCAACGCTTTACGTCTTTTCAAGAAACGCACCCGCAAATTAAAGAGCAACCGCTAAAACCCAATGTTGATTTTACAGAGCCAACCAAACAACGTAACGCACCATTCTAATGGACTTATCAAAAGAAATACCCGACTTTATTCAAAAGTTAGTAAATAGCAGAAAGAAGCTATTAGCCGCCAACATAGGCAACACCTCATCGCCTGTAATAAAAAAGCACGAGGCACTAACAAAAGCATTTGATTATGCCAAGTCAATTAAGACCAATGAGGTTGGTTGGTGCAAGTTTTTGCAACGCTGGGAGAAAGATATTAGGCACATACTTATAGCCAACCGTTCACTCGCAGCAATGGAAATGAAGCTGATGCTGATAATAATTGAAATTAATAAAACAAGGTAAGATATGAGAGTATTGGTAGGCTGCGAAGAAAGCCAAGCGGTAACAATAGAATTAAGAAAGTTAGGCATTGAAGCGTATAGTTGCGACATACAAGAATGTAGCGGTGGACACCCGGAATGGCATTACCAAGAAGATATTTTTAAGGTTATTGAACGTGAGCATTGGGATATGTTGATTGCGTTTCCACCTTGCACACATTTAGCAGTAAGCGGTGCAAGGCATTTTGAACAAAAGAAAAAAGACGGGAGGCAACAAGAGGGGATAGATTTTTTTATGGCTATTGCAAACGCAAACATAAAGCACATAGCTGTTGAGAACCCTGTTGGAATAATGAGCAATATATACAAGAAACCAAGTCAAATAATACAGCCGTATTTTTTTGGTGATGAAGCTCAAAAAACAACTTGCTTATGGCTTAAAAACCTACCGCCATTAGAACACTCAAACTCTATTAACCTTTTTAATAAAGAAATTACCCATTGTAATAAAGGGGAAATGGTATCTACTTCAACCGGCAAAACATTTAGTAAATGGTATTGGGACACAAGCGGCAAAAAGGGATTAGAAAGAGCAAAGGCAAGAAGTAAAACATTCCCAGGGATAGCTAAAGCAATGGCAGAGCAATGGGGTAATTATGTAAAAGAAACTTTAACCCCCTAACCTTTAAGCGATTAAGCCAAAAGCAAAAATAATGTTTGGAGGGAGTGGTTAAAAGTGGTAATATCGCAATATGAAAGAAAGCATAAAAATATCAAAGGACTTGTTAACCCAAATAAAGGAACGCAAGAAAGCAACCGGCATAACAATAACCGCCTTTGTGGAGCAAGCCATAACCGACAAACTATCTAAAACCAAGTAACAATGAACAAGGAAGAATTGATAAAAACGCACTTAAACGTTATTGGCGTGAATGTTATGGATAGTTCAGAAAAGCATGCTGAATGTTCTTTACAAGCAATGCAAGAACAAGCTGTTGCTTTTGCGGAGTGGATAGTATCCGAAAGATGGAAAATAGAATTTAAACAACAAAGACATTTTACAACAGCCGAACTATACACTTTATTCAACACTAACAACACTAACAATGGAGAATAAACACACACTTACGCCATATAGTATCAATGAATACGATAAAACGCAGGTAATGGCATTTAAAATGTGTATTGCTAATACTGATACAGATGAATATTCAAGTCTTGAAGCGTGTGAAGCCAACGCTGAATTTATAGTAACCGCCTGCAACAACTACCAAGCCCTTAAAGAGGAGAATGATGATTATGTACAGTACCTAAAAGAATTAAAATACCTATGTAGCCGTAATGGTCTTAAAACAAGGGCAGCAGAAATTGAGAAACTTTTAACCAAACACAACAAATAGAATGAAAACAGCAAAAGAAGTATTAGACGAAAACTTTAAACACAAAGGTGTGTCTAATATAATTAGCAAACAAGGTCTTGTGTATAAGGGAACTATTAAGGCTATGGTAA